AACCTTCTCAAAATCTTAAATACGCTCGGTAAAGAAACTAATGTTTTCGTTATTTCTCATAAGCAGGATCTCCTTGAAGGAAAATTTCCAATGAAAATGGAGTTCGAGAAGGTGAAAAACTTTAGCCAAATAAAAAAAGATGACGATCTTTAAAGAATAATGTGTACAAACCACCAATTTCGTGGTATAATAGCCTACGTACAAACCAACACTTTCATAGCATAACCTAACCTGATTAAGTCCCCGTCTCCTTAAATGGAGACGGGGCAACCTCTTTAAAATGACTGGAATCAAATACGATTCAGAAAAACCCGATTATAGTTTAATACCTCCTAACGCATTAGAAGATGTGGTTAAAGTGTTAACATACGGCGCCCAAAAATATGACAGAAACAATTGGCAGCACCTTGAAGATCTCGTTAATCGTTATTTCGCTGCATCTCAGCGCCATATGTGGGCACTGCAACGCGGCGAAACGTTCGATCCCGAAACCGGCATTCATCACGCCGCACATGCCGCGTGTTGCCTGATGTTCATCATCGAATTTTATTATTTACAAACTGACCAAAACACTGTATAATATACACATTATGAAAATAAGCAAAGAAACTATCGAAGTCCTGAAGAACTTTTCAGGCATTAATCAGAACCTTGTTATCAAACAGGGCAATAAGCTATCAACGATTGCTGACGCAAAAAACATTATGGCTAATGCGACTGTGACCGAAACATTCGATACCGAAGTAGGTATCTACGACCTAAATGAATTTCTCTCAGCGCTCAATCTAATTGACGATGCTGAGTTGGAGTTTGGTGAAAACTCCGTGACTATTGCGAATAGCGTAGCATCTGTGAACTATCGTTATTCAAATCCTACTATTCTCACTTCTCCGCAGAAGGAAGTAAACATGCCCGATGCCGATTTCAGTGTTGAACTCGCATCTAGTACTATTAGCGAAATCAGAAAAGCAGGTGGCGCATTGGGTCACGCTGTTGTTTCTATTTCATCCTCTGAAGACAGCGATAAAGTTTATCTAGAGGTAAAAGATCCGGGCAATTCATCAGCAAACACGTATCGCCTCAATATTGGTGACGATGAATCACGCACATACGACTTCCAATTTCTCATTTCAAACCTAAAACTCTTGCCAGACGACTACGAAATTTCAGTAAGTTCTAAACTTATTTCGCAGTGGAAAGGTATAAATAGCAAAACCCAGTATTGGATTGCACTCGAAAAGAACTCAACATTTAACTCCTAACATTATGTCAGAAAAAACAGTAAAACCTACTCAAGAAGTAGAAGACAACACGAACGAAGAAGCTCAAACTACTGAGCCTCAAATTTCGTTCGATCAAATCAGAGCAGTAACAGACATCATCGATATGTGCTCCGCCCGCGGATCATTTAAAGGTGTAGAGCTTGAAGCTGTAGGCCAAATTCGGAACGCGTTTGGTGCATTCGTTGATTTCCACGCGCCAAAACAAGAAGAAGAACCGCCACCTACTCCCAGCGCTGAGGCGACTGAGGAAACCTCGGAGTAGTTAAGCTGCAACCTGGACTAAGTTGTAAAACTGGTCCAACTTAATTTATGAAAAAACAATACGCATATATACAAACCGTTGAAAACAGCGGTAAACGCACGTCGGCCGGTTCTCAGTATTTTCAACTTGTGAGTGAAGATGGCAATGTATTTTTCTTTACAGAGAATGATATGAAAAAGGCCAAGTCCCGTGCCCTGAAGAATTGTGAAGATCTCGTATTGACCGATGTCACATTCGATGTTGTCATCGATAAATGGGGACTTTACAAGAATATCACTTTAAGAGAAGCACTTGGTAAAATATTTCTTCCTTGGAATTGGTAATCTAATGCTTTCTTAGCTCAGTTGGTAGAGCAGCTCACTTGTAATGAGCAGGTCGTCGGTTCGAACCCGACAGAAAGCTCCATTCCGGCGTAGCTCAGTGGTAGAGCGGGTGACTGTTAATCACTAGGTCCTTGGTTCGAACCCAAGCGCCGGAGCCACCTTTAAATACACTTCAATTAGGTGTGTACATTTGGTCGAAATCAGTGTAGAATATATCTGTTATGAGTAAGAGTGAATTCCTTTGGGTTGAAAAGTATCGCCCACAAACTATCGAGGATTGCATCCTCCCGGTAAGTCTAAAAAAGACTTTCCAACAAATCGTTGACAGCGGAGAAATGCATAATATGCTTCTCAGCGGTTCAGCAGGCCTCGGCAAAACGACTGTTGCCAGAGCGCTATGTAATCAACTAAACCTCGATTACATTATTATCAACGCGTCAGAAGAGAGCGGCATTGATGTCCTTCGTTCTAAGATTAAACAATTTGCATCTTCTGTTTCATTGAGCGGTGGCATCAAAGTGGTCATTTTGGACGAAGCAGATTACTTGAATGCGCAATCAACTCAACCTGCACTCCGCGGATTTATTGAAGAATTCAGTGCCAATTGCCGCTTCATTCTAACGTGTAACTTTAAGAACAGAATTATTGAACCACTGCATTCGCGGTGTTCTGTCATCGAGTTTAATACTACTAAAAAACAGCTTGCTGGCCTTGCTGCTAGTTTTATGAAACGGCTGCAGATGATGCTCACTACTGAAGGAGTTGACTTCAATAATAAAATCCTTGCTGAATTGATTATGCGTTATGCGCCTGATTGGCGTAGAGTTATTAATGAATGTCAGCGTTATTCGTCATCTGGTGAAATCACTTCGGACATCCTTATTGGTCTTTCAGATCAGAATATCGCAGCATTGGTAGGATTCTTAAAGAGCAAAGACTTTAAGAGCATGCGCGCATGGGTAACAAATAACACTGATATAGATTCTTCTGTGATATTCCGTAGGATCTATGACACGCTATACGACTTTGCCCAACCGCAATCGATCCCTTCAATTATTCTTATTCTTGCTGATTATCAATATAAAGTAGGATTTGTTGCTGACAAGGAACTAAACACTGTTGCGTGTCTCACTGAAATAATGGCATCATCTGAGTGGAAATGAGCAAAGTAACACCTTTCACATTTATAAATTCCATCAATGATGGACGTAAAGGGAAACATTTACTTGAAGATTGTAAGGCAGATCAATCGCTTGAAACTTCTAATCCTGATTCTATTGAAAAATCATATGTGCCTTTTGTGATTAATCGCGGGTTGTCTTATTTTAAAGACACTGTATTATTTGCTAATGAGATGAACATTAGTCATACACTACCCAATCGCATGCAGTATGACTTCTATAGAAATATGGTAACACCGAAGCGAAGGTTTTCGAAATGGTCTAAAAAGAAAGATGTTACGGGTGATATCGCTATTATACAAAAAGAGTACGGATACTCAAGAGAGAAAGCTGAGGTTGTTTACCCGATATTTAATGCAAATGAAATAAATAAACTCTATAAGAAACACGATAAAGGAGGAGTATAGATGAAGATTAAAATTGAAGTAACAGATGAATTTAACGAGGAAGCTGAGGAAGTAGCTGAATTTACTAGAGAACTAGTGTATCTAACCGATGCCCGAATTACCGCACTTTTCAAAAAGGCCAAAGAAAACGGTTGGTATACAGGACATGACACAGTTGTACAAGGCTTACTATTTGACTTTTGCAAAAACAGCAGAACTCGTGGCTCTTGGTCAGACTATTGTAGCACCTCAAGATTGCGGCCAGCCGAGAATGTCCCTTGGAAAGAACACACTAGTTGAAGGTTTACGTTTCTATAAATACTTCTATGAATGAAGATATTGTAGAATGGACACCTGCTAGTATGCTCGAAGTTCGGCTCGAAGAGCCAGACGACTTTCTAAAAATCAAAGAAACTCTAACACGTATTGGTGTATCTTCGAAGAAGGAACATAACACATTGTACCAAAGTTGTCATATTCTACATAAGCAAGGTCATTACTTTATTGTGCATTTTAAAGAACTCTTCTTGCTTGATGGGAAACCCTCTAATTTCACCGAAGATGACTTGGCCCGAAGAAACACTATTACCACATTGCTTTCCGATTGGGGTTTGCTTGAACTGGTAATGCCATCAGCTGCATTACCTAAAACAACTTTACGCGCAATTAAAATAATCTCGCATCGTGATAAAAAAGACTGGAATCTTGAATCAAAATACACAATTGGAAACGTTAAATCGTACAAATAATTTCCGCGTTCATTGAAGAAAGCTGTAATTATAGTATGTACTTCCTTGGCCGGTTTGGTATAATAGCCATATGCTTCTAGGGGGATTTTACACGAGTGTCGAAAGGCTTGCGAACAACTTACTTTACCGCGGATACGATGATAATGGTAAGAAAATCTCTCACCGCATTAAGTACAAGCCTACACTCTACTTAAAATCTAAAAAGCCAAATCCACCGTGGAAGTCACTCGATGGTGTTCCTGTTGAACCGCTACAGTTCACTTCGATGTCGGATCATCGAGAGTTCGAAAAAACCTACCGCGGTGTCCCTGACTTTAAGCTATATGGTAATGCTCGACACATTCCGGCATTTATCCAAGGTCAGTTTCCCAATGAAGTTCCATACGACCGTCGATTAATCGATATTGCATCTTTAGATATCGAAACCTCATTTGGTGATGGATTCCCCGAGATCGACAATCCTGTAAATGAGATCCTCACGATCGCTTACAAAAGTTCTAAAGATGACACTTATCGTGTATGGGGTGTAAAACCCTACGATGAATCAATCACACAACTTAAGCATCTGAAGATTGAGTATCGTCAATTCACCGATGAGCAGTCGATGCTACAGGCTTTTATCGAATATTGGGCTTCACCAGAAAACACACCTGACATTATCACTGGTTGGAACACGCGGTTCTTTGATATACCTTACCTGATTTCGAGAATGGCTTTCCTCCTAGGAGAGGATATAGTTCGCAACTTCTCACCATGGCGTAAGATCGAACGTAGAGATATCCGCGTTCAAGGAACTGTTAGAACAACCTTTGATATTATTGGGATTCAACATCTTGACTATATGGAGTTGTTTAAGAAATTCGCTTACACGTATGGCAATCAAGAATCGTACTCTCTTAATCACATCTCTAGTGTTGTCCTTGGAGAAAAGAAGCTAGACTATTCTGAGATTGGTTCTCTGCGAGATCTCTATGATGCTGACTTCCAAATGTTCGTGGATTATAACATTAAGGATGTCGAACTTATTGAGCGTATGGAAGAAAAGCTCGGGCTTATTACACTCGTTATGACTATGGCATATCTCGGAGGTGTGAACTACCAAGACACTCTTGGCACTTGCGCGATATGGGATTCTATTATTTTCCGTCGACTTGCACGCGCTAAGATTGCTGTTCTTCCTGCAGTTGAAAAGGTAACTGAAGCATTCCCAGGCGGTTACGTTAAACCACCGCAAGTTGGAATGCACAATTGGGTAATGTCTTTTGACCTCAACTCTCTTTATCCGAACCTAATTATTCAATATAATATGTCGCCCGAAACCCTTCTTACAATGCCTGGTGCAGAAGGGGCAACAGCGTCTAACGGTGCTGTTTTCAGTACGACTAAGAAAGGCATCATCCCAGAAATCGTTGAAGAACTATATGCAAAACGAGTCGTAGTCAAAAAAGAAATGTTGCAAGCAAAAACCAAATTAGAAACGATTTCTAAAAAGAAGCGAACTGAATACCTCGCTACTTCAGGACAAGTTGCTAGATTGGAGACACTGCAGACTGCGATTAAGCTACTTCTTAACTCATTATATGGTGCTATGGGTAATAAGTATTTCAGATATTTTGATTTGCGAATCGCTTCAGCAATTACACTGACTGGCCAAGAGGTTATTAAGCACGCTGAGAAAAGTGTTAACGTATTCCTCAACAAGTTCGTCGGAGAGGAAAAAGACCGAGTTATTGCAATGGATACTGACTCGCTTTATATTGGTGTTGAAGACGTTATTGATAAGTTCAACCCGAAGAATCCAGTCAATTTCCTTGATGAGTTTGGGTCAAAGGCAGTAGAACCAATGTTAGAAAAGGCATTTGGTGAGTTCGCTGAAAAGACTAATGCGTATACAAACCGAATGGTTATGAAGCGCGAGGCTATTGCAGATCGCGGTATATGGACTGCTAAAAAGCGTTATATTCTCAATGTGCATAACAATGAAGGTGTGCAATATGCCGAACCAAAAATCAAGATCATGGGCATCGAGGCTATAAAGTCTTCTACTCCGCAAGTCTGCCGCGAAGCTATGCGGCAGATGTTTAAAATCATTGTTACAGGAGATGAGGAAAAAACACAATCTGCAGTCAGATTATTTAAAGATCACTTTAAGTCGTTACCTCCAGACGAAATCGCGTTTCCTCGAGGAGTGTCTGACATAACCAAATGGTCAAGTCAGTCGACAGTGTATAAGAAAGGTACGCCAATTCACGTCAGAGGATCTTTACTCTATAATAAACAAGTGAGGTCATCAGGCCTAGAAAAGCAATACGCAATCATTCAAAACGGCGATAAGATCAAATTTCTTTACCTCACAGTTCCCAACATTATTCAAGAAAATATCATATCTTTCCCAGGCCATCTTCCAGAAGAATTGAATTTGCATAAGTATGTGAACCACGATCTACAGTTCGAAAAAACATTCCTCGATCCGATCAATATTATCCTTGATGCGATCGGATGGTCAGCAGAACCTCGAGCTGATTTACAAGAATTCTTCTTTTAACATGTACATTCAAGTAAAATCAGTGTAGAATATGGGTATATGAGAACAACAGATTGGGTAAAAGATGTGCACGAGATGCACAAAAAATATGGTGTCCACGAAGCAGTGGAAAAGTTCGACAGTAGTAAGCTCCGAGAGTATTTACAGTTTCGTTTAAACTTTATTGAAGAAGAGCTCAATGAGACAATGGCTGCTGCAGTACTAGTGACTGAAAATTCTGTTGATGCCGAAGAAGTTGTTGATGGATTAATTGATATGTGTGTCGTAGCAATTGGCACGCTAGATGTATTTGGCATTAACGCGCAAGAAGCTTGGGATAAAGTTCATGCTGCTAATATGAATAAAGAAGTTGGTGTTAAACCAGAACGCCCAAATCCACTAGGATTGCCCGATCTCATTAAGCCAGCTGGCTGGGTTGCACCATGCCACGAAGGTAACCACGGCAAAATTTCAGGCCTGTAAAATGTTTTCTCTCACAATATTCAATTCTATCTTCGATAACAAGACACATCGAAGAATGGCTTTTTCCAATTGGGAAGAGTTCGAGAAATTGTTATATTCGTTGAGTACACAACCTGGTTATAAACCAAAAAAAGGAGAAAGAAAAAATGGATCACCTCTTATCACTCCCGCGATTTACGCCGAAGACACCACGAGGGCCAATCGCAATGTTGTGTCATGGGCTAGTTGGGTTGCTATGGACATTGATGAATATGAAGGTTCTTTCGAGGAAACGATCGAGGCCTTTAAAGGTAATCGATTCGTGTGCTATAGCTCTGCATCTTCATCGAAAGAGAAACCAAAATTCAGAATAGTATTTCCACTAACGCATGATGTAAAAGCTGAAAAGATAAAGCATCTTTGGTTCGCAGTGAACAAAGAATATAATTCACTTGGTGACCCACAAACCAAGGATTTGTCGCGGATGTACTACGTACCAGCTCAGTACCCAAATGCGTATAACTTCATATTCACTCATGAAGGCCCGCATCTAGATCCTGAAAAATTAATGGCGAAACATAGTTTTGTCACTTCTTCGAGTAATAGCTTGAGTGATAATCTTCCCGAGTCTATTCAGAAGGAACTTAATAAGCACTATGCGAATAAGCTTACGAATACGAATATCAAATGGGGATCGTATCGCGATTGCCCATTTGTAAATAAGCAGCTTGTTGCTGAGTATGTCACTATTAATGAATCTGGTTGGTACCATCAAATGTACCGAATTATGATGAGTATCGCAGCAAACGCAATCCGTAGAAAGTATCCAATTACGCCAGCTGACATTGAAGGCCTCGTCCGCGAGATTGATTCGGAGAATGGTGGTTGGTATAAAGGCCGTCCAGTAAAACTCGAATCTGCGAGAGCAATAGATTTCGCTCTTAAGAGTGTATCATTTTAATATATTTAAACAATTCTCTTATTTAAAAGAGCGCGGCGGAAAAATAACATGTACATTCCGCTGAAATCAGTGTAGAATATAGTAATAATCAAGCTAGAACATGAGTATGAAAAAAGAAAAGAAACGTGGGTTTTTAGAAAATATCGCGTATGTGGCAATCCTTCCATGGTTTGTCTTTATTGGCATCGCTTCGTGGATTGTCTTTATCGCCTTAGTCATCATTATTAGAGATGTTGTCTCATTGTTGTTTGGAATTTAATATTATGAATAAAACGTTAATAGCAGGAATCGGATTTGGTTTAGTTATCCCTATATGGGGAGCCACATTCTGGAGTATGTACAAAGAAGTAAATACTGAAATCGTCAAAAAAATTGTAGTGACTGAACCCGAAAAGGTTGAGGCTCATGTATTTTTAACTAAGTGGCAGATCGATAAGATGGCTGCATCTTTTGAGAATGACTCTCATCCTTCTGACACGCTTAAATTCAAAAGTGTCGTCCGAAAAGATGGCAGTGGTTGGAGAATTTCTTCGACGCATTTGGCTAAAGGCTCATCACCATCTCCAATGCCAAAAGGACAATTTTATGTGGTAGACTCATCGTATGTCGATCACTCGGGCGACTTTAAATCCTGCGTTGAATATGCAGCAAGCTATAAAAAGTTCCATGACTATATCGTGGTAAGCCCCGAATAATTAAATTGCATGAATAACGCAAACACTGTAGAATTACTAGGATATTATGGATCAGATGAAACTATCGCGTGTAGCGCATGGACATCAACCTCAAGGAAATTAAATGAAGAAAAGCGAAAGAGAATTCCGAAGCTCCTCGACATGCTTTGGCGTGAAGGACATGAAACCCCATTTGAAAAATGCAGCGTTCATTTTCTTGTTGATTGCGATATCGCCTCTCATATTCATCTACTTAAGCATCGGATATCTTCGCTCAACGCAGAGTCAGCACGATACAAAGAACTGAAGGAAGATAAAATGTTTATTCCAGATGATTGGCCTGAATATTGGCAATGCGTTCTGGCTTCTTATGCAGATCAAGGAAACAAACTATATCATGAGTGTGTGTCTAAATTGAGCGATACCTTGGGTCGTAAACGAGCAAAGGAAAGTGCACGCTTCTTCAAAACCTATAATAGCAAAATTCAATCTGATATCTCGTTCAATCTGAGATCGTTCGCAAATTTCCAAAGGTTGCGGAATAGCGAACACGCACAAAAAGAGATTAGAGAGCTTGCACAAATGATGCTTGATCTTGTTAAGAACATCGATGGTAATCCGTTTGAGCACACCTTAAATAGTTGGGAAAACAAGATCAACGCGTAATACATATTATGAAAACACACAATATCAAAACTGAGGATATCAGGGATCAATTCATCGATCTATACACTAAAAAGAAATATGTCACTGATAAGACCGGCGTAAAAACCATCGAAATCGTAGGTGCCTCATTCATTGCCAATGAGGAAACAATCTTTGGTTCGCCTAACGAGGAATATATTACCCGCGAGATCGAGTGGTATCTCAGCGAAAGTCTTTATGTCGATGACATTCCTGAAAAAACACCTCAAATCTGGAAACAAATCTCTTCTGAAAATGGCAAGATTAATTCAAATTATGGTTATTTAGTCTTCAGCGAAGAAAACCACAATCAATACATGGCTGTTCTTAAGCAGCTTTTGGTTGATCCTAATTCTAGACGTGCTGTAGTGATTTACCAGCGACCCACGATGCACAGCGATTTCAACGTTGGTGGTATGTCAGACTTTATTTGCACTAATGCGGTACAGTACATGATCCGCGACAACGTTGTACATTCTGTTGTGCAAATGCGTTCGAATGATGTCGTATTTGGTTATAGAAACGATTACGCTTGGCAAAAGTTTGTCCTCGATTGGCTCGTAAAAGATCTAAATGAGGACACTGATAACAACTATTCAGCTGGCGACATCAGTTGGCAAGTTGGCTCTTTGCACGTGTATGAGCGCCACTTCAAATTTATCGAGAAAGAAATCGAGTCAAGAAGCAAAGCTATAGAGGTGCAAGCTCTCGCGCAATCATCAATGGGTGACTCATGAAATTTAACGCGAAGGAACTACACAAAGAGTTTTATCTCAGTCGCGGTCGAAGAGAAGCTACCGAGATCTCTTCAAAAGATAGTACTCGCCGCGACAGAACGTTTGAGAACGTTTTAGAGACTACTTTATATGGTCACGCAGCAGAAGTGTATCTTATTCAAGAATGTGGATACACCGATGATGATCGTAAATACAAAGATGTGATTGATCCCGAAGGTAACTCGGTTGAAATCAAAGTTACTGAAGGAGACTATTATGTCCCGCACGTTTTAGAAAGAGCCGAAAAGGCAAAGTTGGAAACATGGAGAGGATATCCCGACATTTTGTATGTGTTCATTGGCAATAAGAAAACAGCTGAGTATTCTTTGCATGGAAAATACTATTGGGACGGACAAAAATTTAGTGTACAAAACGGCAAAATCAGTGTATAATTACTAACATACAAAGCAATGTCCAATAATAATAATCACGGAAACATCTTAGAACAAGCTAACGATATTGTCAACAATCGTTCAGAAGAAAAAGAACGTCAATATGGACCTTTTGAAGAAGGTATGAGGCGCGCAGCTATGATTTTTCATGGCATGACTGGTAAAGATCTTAATGGCTCTGACATGTACGCTGCTCTTATAGCGTTAAAACTTAGTCGCCATTCTTATAGTTACCGACAAGATAATCTTCTTGATGCTGCAGCGTATATTGGAGCTCTCGATAATTACGTTGAGAAGCACGGATACAAAGATACCGAAGATTCAATAACTTAGTTTTATGCACGATTTAACATTTTTTGCAGAAAGCGAATCTGACAAATCCATAAAAGTTGGGATCTGTTCGTTGGTCGGAAAAATTAGCCCAAAGATTTCATCTCATAAAGGAGCTTGGCCGCATATGTTATGTAATCAGTTGCATAATGCTGGTTATGAAAATTCCGAGGTTATTACTTCAAACGAAATCGATTGGAATAATTATGATGTGATCCTAATTGATCATGGCATGGAGTTTAAAGGCACCTTTAATATTTTTGGAGGATCCAACGATGATCTCTATCGCCAACTTTTACGGCTATTTACGCCAGTCCGAAAATATTCGTTGCATTGCGATATGCCAGATATCGGCAATTTGATCCAGTCACGCCTTAAAGCTGGCACAGAGTTGTTTAAAACGCTTGAAACACGCATCGCCGAAGCTTCGGAAATTTGTAAACATACACCTCGTATAGATCATATCGAAAAAACCGATAAGCTGTGTTTTGGAGATAGCCACTCGTTCGGAATGTACCAAGCAAATTATATGTGCCAACGCCATGATGGTTTGACACTGCACGGCGCCCTCAAACGCGGAATCGCATCATACATTTATCCTTGGGTAAAAGCGCTAACTGTCTATATCGGAAACATTGATGTTCGCCACCATTTAATGCGACAAGAAACTCCACTTCATTCAGCTACACTTTTATTGGAAAACTATGAAAAACAACTCATAAATTTGCAACAAAGCGGGGTTGACCAGATTGAAGTTGTTCATCTTGTGCCTATTGAAAATGAATCGCGGCCGTTGCCTAAGACAGGTTACTATAAAGGCACACCATTTACAGGATCATGGTTTTCCCGATCTATGTTAGTCTGGATGTTGAACAAAGGTATTGACGATATGTGCACCCGGAATAATTGGAAAGTGTATCAGCATCCCGACATGTATTTTAATCACACAAACGAGCTAACCTTTGCCGTGATGGAAAAACCCAAATCGGTACATATCTCTAGAGAATTTTACCGTTGGGATATGGAATCTAATAAACCAAACCCGCGTTTAGTAGAGGAGGCCTCCCCGCTACAAATGTTCTTTGAATAATATGAAGATACAAACTACTAAATATTACGAAGATTTTTTACGTTACTTC